GAAGAAGGCAACGTACCGGAGCCAGCGGGGGACTAATGCAAAAGATTCTATTTGGTGAGTGGTTGCCAGATCAACCCGGCGTAACAGGTGCAAAACATGACGCCTGAACTGCAAAAGTATTACGAAGATCGATTCGCCATGATGACCCACCAGGGCTGGCGCGATTTGCTGGAAGATATTGACTTAATGGTAACGTCTTTGAACAATGTTGCTACAATTCAAGACGAAAAAGATTTACAATTTAAGAAGGGTGAGTTATCTATTCTAAATTGGCTGAGAACCCTAAAACAGGTCAGCGAAGAGGCATACGAGGCACTCAATGAGAAAGATATTTGAATTTCTCTGCGAAAGCGGAGAGCGCATCGAACGGTTTACCGAATATGAGGATAAGCTCGTTCGTTGCAATTGCGGCAAGACAGCCCGCCGCACCATATCTGCACCGGCGTTTAAATTGGAAGGGTGGTCGGGAGCGTTTCCTACAGCTCACGCAAAGTTTGATAAAACCCACCGAGACAAGCTAAAATCCGAGCAGAAGGCGAACAGATAAGCAGAAATGCCCTGTTCATGTTTAATCCTGAGAACCAAAAGATGGCAGGAAAAGGAACTTTGACATGTTGATTGACCAAGAACCAGAGATGCCTAGTGAGTTAGAGGCAGAAGAAGCAAAACTACCTGATTACGCAGCGCCAGAGATACCCGAATTGCCCGACCGCTATCGCGGTAAGTCGATCGGAGATGTCGTCAAGATGCACCAAGAGGCCGAGAAGGTCATTGGTCGCCAGGCGCAGGAAGTCGGGGAAGTGCGGAAGCTAGCCGATGAGCTGATCAAGCAAAATCTCTCGTCAAAATCTCAACCTGTTGAACAGGTAGAGCCTGAAGTAGACTTTTTTGAGAACCCTCAGAGGGCGATTCAAAAAACCGTTGAGACACATCCGGACGTTATCGCTGCCCGCCAAGCGGGGGTCGAGTTCAGACGGATGCAAACTCAGCAGCGCCTAGCGCAAGAGCACCCTGATTTCATGGAAATCAGTGCCGACAAGGACTTTGAGACGTGGATTAAATCGTCTCAGGTACGACTCGAACTCTACGCCAGAGCGGATGCGAAGTTTGACTTCGATGCGGCTAATGAATTGATAAGCACCTACAAGCAGTTGCGTGGCATTAAGCAAAAGCAGGTTGAGCAATCCGGTAAGGAGGCTCGCCAGCAGTCGCTAAAAGCAGCGCAAGTGGACACAGGTGGCACCGGGGAGAGTTCGAAACGTGTCTATCGCAGGGCTGACCTTATTCGGCTGAAAATGACCGATCCAGCTCGATATGACGCGCTGTCCGACGAAATTATGGCGGCGTACCAAGAGGGCCGGGTCAAATAATTTACTTTTGATTTTAGGAGCTAGACATGGCTAATACCGCATTTTCCCCAGCAAACAGTGTAACAACAACAACTTCAGCAACATTCATCCCAGAAATTTGGAGTGACGAGATCGTTGCGGCCTACAAAAAGAACCTCGTTCTGGCCAACATCGTAATGAAGATGAACTTCAAGGGCAAGAAAGGTGACACCGTTCACGTTCCTGCACCAACCCGTGGTAGCGCCTCGGCTAAAGTGGCTACTGATGCCGTTACGCTGATCGCTGCAACTGAGTCTGAAGTTCAGATCTTGATCAACAAGCACTACGAGTACAGCCGTCTGATCGAAGACATCGTCGAAGCCCAGGCTCTGAACTCGCTGCGTCAGTTCTATACCAGCGACGCTGGCTACGCTTTGGCTCGTCAGGTTGACACCGACCTGATCCGCCTCGGCCGTGCTTTCAACGGCGCAACCGTTGGCACCGACGACTACGCAACCAGCAACACCACCACCAAGGCTTTCATTGGTTCGGATGGCACAACTGCGTACAACAGCACCAGCTCCAACGCTGCTGCGCTGACTGACGTTGCTATCCGTCGTACCATCCAGCGTCTGGATGACAACGACACTCCAATGGACGGCCGTTTCTTCATCATCCCACCATCAAGCCGTAACACGCTGATGGGTCTGGCTCGCTACACCGAACAGGCATTTGTCGGCGACGGCAATGCTATTCGTAACGGCGAGATCGGCAACCTGTATGGTATCCCTGTGTTCGTGACTTCCAACGCCGATACTGGCGCTGGTAACTCGGGCGCTGACCGTATCTGCTTGATGGGTCACAAAGAAGCGATGGTGCTGGTTGAACAGATGGGCGTTCGTTCGCAGACCCAGTACAAGCAGGAATACCTGGGCACGCTGTTCACCTCCGACATGCTCTACGGTGTCAAGGCGATGCGTACTGCTGCAACCGTCGGCGCTGCGACATCGTCGTCGGCCTTTGCACTGGCTGTTCCAGCCTAATTAAACTCCCCGGCTTCGGCCGGGGGTTTTTAACCTAATTAGGAGAACATCATGGCAAATGCAACTTCCGTTGTGGTCCGAGCTGGTAATGACCAGTTCCGTGGCCTCTACACTAATACTTTTCTGGTTCGCGCAACGCTAGACGCCGATACTTTGGCTGATGGCGCAGGCGACACCGATACCGTAGCTGTCCCTGGCGTAGCTTTGGGCGATATGGTGTTGTCGGCCTCGTTGGCTGTTGATGTGGCGGGTCTGATCGTGACCGCCTACGTCAGCGCTGCTAACGTGGTCAGTATCCGTTTCCAAAACGAAACCGGCGCTGAAGTCAATTTGGCTTCCGCTACACTTCGTTTGGTCGTAGTACGTTCATTGGCGTAAAAATTGGGGGCGCGAGCCCCCAATTTGCCGTTCGGAGGTTTTGTGGCGACTTTCAAATGCTTGACCAGTGGCCAGACGGTCACGTTTATCTATCAGCACGACATCGACAGCATGAAAGGTCATCAAGGCTACGTGCGTATCGATGTGGCAGAAGGCCAGCAGGAAGAAACGCCGGTGGTAATTAACTTAACACCCCCGACCAAACGGCAGGGGCGGCCAAGGAAAATAGACAATGTCGGAAATTGATCCAAGAGAATTCGGCAAACTAGAGGCGCAGGTGGAGTCATTGCAGGCAGAAGTTCATGGCCTGCGGGACGACGTCAAGCAGCTACTAGAAATGGCCAATAAGTCCAAGGGTGGGTTTTGGATGGGTATGACTATCGCATCAACGCTCGGCGGTTTGCTGACGTTTGTGGCTGACAGGGTATTTATTAAATGAAAATTGGGCTGCTAGGCGGCAAAAAATGTCCTGTGGCGACACAAGACGTGCATATCAATCTGAAGAACCGTAACCACGCCTTCAAAGAGTATGGCTATGGACCGCCCAATCCAGACGAACCAAACGAGTATTTCTGGCTGAAAAAAGCCAAGATGTACAACGCGCCGACATCGGAAGTAAAGAGTATGCGCTGCGGCAACTGCGCGGCTTTTATCCAGACGCCAGCCATGATGGAGTGCATCGTTGGTGGCTTGGAAAAAGATGAGAATGAAGACGAGCTGTCTTACGACGAAGAGTTTGTCGCTGCCGCCGATCTAGGCTACTGCGACCTGTTTCAGTTTACGTGCGCGGCGGATCGTACTTGCGACGCGTGGAAATCAGGCGGACCCATTACCGAGGAATAACATGTCAACTTTTCAACTTGATCCTAACAACGTTGCTTGGGGCGTTGCTTCAATAGGCACAACCCAAAATGCAACAGTAACGACTACCAGCGTTCAAATGACAGCTTTTGGGCCTAACACAACGATGATCCGCATTGCCTGTTCGCAGGGGCATGCTCATTTTGCAATTGGCGCAAACCCTACCGCCTCTTTAACTACGTCACCCATAATACCTAACAATCACGTTGATATTATTAGGGTCAACCCTGGGCAAAAGATTGCGTTTATAAAAGACGCTGGCATTGCTACTTCTACTGTTTCTGTTACTGAACTCATATAAAGGATTTCACCATGTACGGAAAAACACCTAAAGTAATGGCTAAGCAAACCAAAATGCCGGCTGCCAAGAAGACCACGATGCCTAAAATGCCCGTTCGCGGTCAGCGCACCATGACCAATAAGATGGCAAAGGCTAAGAAATGAAGAAAACCAAAGCCGAAAAGAAGATCAGCAAGGTCATGCGCGAATACAAGGCCGGCGAGCTTCATTCCGGCAAGGGTGGCCCGGTGGTCAAATCCCAAAAACAGGCAGTGGCTATTGCCCTGTCTCAAGCTGGAAAGGCGAAAAAGAAATGAAACAAGGTCTTTACGCAAACATCAACGCCAAACGTAAGCGCATTGAGGCTGGCTCTGGCGAGAAGATGAGGAAACCTGGCTCCAAAGGCGCGCCGACTGCCGCTGCGTTTAAGGAGTCTGCTAAAACGGCTAAACCGAGGAAAAAATGAAGACACCCGCTTGGCAAAGAAAAGCCGGTCAAAATGCAAAAGGCGGCTTGAATGCCAAGGGCAGGGAGTCTTATAATGCAGCAACTGGGGGCAACCTCAAAGCGCCGGTGAAATCCGGCGACAACCCACGACGAGCTTCTTTTCTTGCCAGGATGGGCGGCATGCCCGGTCCAGAGCGTGTAGACGGTAAGCCCACCCGGCTGCTGTTGTCTTTAAACGCTTGGGGCGCTACATCCAAGGCAGATGCAAAGGTAAAAGCTAAAGCTATCTCCGCAAGGAATAAGGCGAAAAGCAAATGACCTACCTAGAACTCGTCAACGATGTCTTAGCTCGCCTGCGGGAGACGCAAGTCACGACCGTCAACTTGACTACCTATTCGTCCCTTGTGGGCAAATTCGTCAATGACGCCAAGCGCCAGATCGAGGACGCCTACGACTGGAACGCGCTGGGCCGAGAAATTACCGTCACCACATCCGGAAGCGTTTACGAGTATTCGTTGACTGGCGCCGGGCAGAAATTCCGCGTCACCAGTGACCCGTTAAACATCACCAGCAACGTCATTATGGAGGTGATTACCGTCTCCGACATGCGCCGCAAGCAGAACCTGCAGCCGCAAGTGACCGCTGTTCCGAACCAATATTGCTTTGAAGGTGTCGATAACAACGGCGACGCAAAAGTGCAGCTGTGGGGCCGTCCTGATGGCGTCTACACCATCAAGTTTTTCGTGTCCGTACCACAAGCCGTGTTGACTTCGGATTCGACATCAGTATTGGTGCCGGATGTGCTGGTAGCGCAGAACGCCTACGCCCGCGCCTTGGTTGAGCGCGGCGAGGATGGCGGCCTAAACTCTTCAGAAGCGTACGCGCTGTATAAATCAATGCTGTCTGACTACATTGCTTTGGAAG